CCGGCAATCAGGTCGGCGGCGATGGCGTGATCGGCAGCGACAACCAGGACATTTTCACGGACAAGACCGCCGACCCGCCCGAGCCCGTCATCGTCGAGCAGCCCGAGCCCGTCATCGTCGAGCAGCCCGAGCCCGTCATCGTCGAGCAGCCGGACCCGGTCATCGTGGAGCCGGGTGATGGCGATTAATGGCCCGCGCGCGCAAGAAGGCCGGCCTGCTCTCCTCGCTCGGCGGCGCGCTGCTCGGGAGCTGGCCGCGCCTGATCCTCACCGCCGCGATCGCCCTGGCGGCGCTCGCCGCGCTGGGCTGGGGCGGCTGGGTGCTCTACGACTACGGCGGGCTGAAGGACGCCCAGCAAGGCCTGGCCACCCAGCAGAGCCAGGCCGAGGCCCTGAACGAGGCGCTGACCGGCGCCGACGCCGAGCGGGAGCGCGAGCGTGAGCGGCTCGACCGGGCGAGCGAAGCGGTGGAAGCGGCGGTGGATCCCGGCGCTCGTGGTCCTCGCTGGCTCTCTGTCTGGCTTGACTGCGTGCACATCCACGCAGATCCGCAGCTGCGCGCCTGTGCCGCAGCCGTTGACGACGGTGCCGGAGCCGCCATGGCGCGAGCTGGGCCCGGACGCGACGGTCCGCCAGCAGCTCACGGAGCTGGAGAAAACGGAGAAGGACCGCCTGGAAGTGAGGCGGCGACTGCAGATCATCGAAGCGCAGCAACAGGCCTGCCGGGAGTGACCGAGTGACGATTAAAAAACAAGGCTACGACGCGGGCGCCGGCCCCTTCGAGATCCCGTTCCCCGAGCACAAGCAGTCGGGCTCGACCCACACCATCCAGATCACCATGCGCAACTCGGCCGGCGCGATCGCCGCGCCCAGCGCCGGCACGCTCACCATCAAGGTGAAGGCCCCGGGCGGCGCCGCCTACGAGGACGTCGGCTCCAACCAGATCGACGTGACCTCGCGCACGAACTGGATCCAGACCATCACCCAGCACGTCGAGGCACTCCAGGTCACTCCTGCGGGCGTCGACGCCGGCTTCACCTTCGACCTGGCCATCTCCAGCTCTTTTGGTGGGGCCTGATGACGGCATTGCAGGGACCGGCATTCAAAGCGCCCGCGCTGGGCGCGCCGATGCTCTGCGCGGCGGCCGGGTTCGGCGGCGATGCCGAGTCCATCACGGTGCTGGATGAGACCGGGGCGAGCTACATGATCTCCCTGACCGTCCTCGACGAAACGGGCGCCGGCTATGAGATCCCGGCAACCGTCCTGGACGAAAACGACAACCCGTACCTGTTGAGCTGACCATGACCGAGCACGTCATCCTGGCGCTGGACAAAGCCACCCCGCAAGGCAGAGCCCCCGCGGCCGGCGACACCTACCTGCTCCCCCGCTCGATGCACGTCGCCGAAGGCGCTCAGTTCATCAGCAAGGTGGCCGACGGCGCGTCGGCGGTGGCGCATCATTTAGATACTGAGAATGCGCTATCAACGTCCGGGTCAAAGCTATTTTCTCTGTCGAACAATACGACCGAGAAAGCGTACTTTGATAAAGACGGTGCGCTGGTTCAGCCTGGTGTTGGGGGGTCGGATAATGTAGCTATTGGGGAGGGGGTGTTAACTTTAGCTACAGCAGGGACGCAAAATGTAGCGATAGGCTCGTTCGCCATGGCAGCCAGTTCTCTCACATCAGCCACGAGGGGAAACGTAGCCATTGGCGCGTCAGCTCTCGGTGCTGCTGATGGGGGTGAACATAATGTCGTTTTGGGTCATCAGTCGGGGCTGAGGATAACTTTTACAGACTTCAACGTCATGCTCGGAAGCCAAACAAACATGGGAGTTAGTACTGGTGACACTGGATCTAACAATATCTTTATAGGGAGGAGAGCTGCTTATGATGAGACTGGAAGCGGTAAACTATTTATAGACGGCTATGGCGATCGTGGGGATGAAGCGACGGGCCGCGCCGAATCGATCATATACGGCGTCATGTCCGCCACGGTCGGAGATCAGGAACTCCACCTGAACGCCAAGCTGCTGCTCTCGCAGATACCCACCTCCGACCCCGCCAATGCCGGGGAGGTGTGGAACGATTCCGGAACCCTCAAAGTGAGCGCAGGATGAACGCCGAGCTGACCAAACGCCAGGCGGCTATCGTCCTTGAACTGCTGGTGGCGAATGCCATCAGCGCCGAATACAAGCAGGACGTGGTGGATCTCATCATCAAGTGCCAGCGCGTCGTAGACGAGACGGAGGAGAAAGATGGCAAGACAAAGAACTGATCCAGCCGAGCAGCCAGTCATTAACGAGGATCGGATCGTATCGGTCGGGCCGTTGATCGTGGCCTACAACGAGGACGGGACCTATAACCCGGGCGAGACGTACTTTCAGTACACAGCCAATAACCTCGACGCGGAGGGCAACGTCGTCGCCTCGCACCAGGTGCGGATCCCCTGGTCGGACATCCCGCGCGGCTTCAAGAGCCCCCTGTTGTCGTTGTTCAGCGGCAGCAAGACGCACGCCGCGAACAACGGCTATATCGGCGCCGGAACGGACAGCGGCGATCCGCAGTAGATGGCTAGCGAGCACCTGGTCCTGCTGCTCATCTTCGCCGGCGTCGGCCTCGCGCTGTACGTCGCCGGGCGGATCGGCTGGCGGTACCTCGGCCCCGCGCTGATCAATGTGTCGGGCTGGCTGCGGGGGCGCCCATGGCGCTGACCCAGGCCGCGCTGATCGTCACCCTCAAGGCCTCCCTCGGCGATACCGCCGAGGCGTTCACGGCGGCGAGTGACGCGGACTTCAAGCGCTTGCTGGCGTATGCCGCGCGGGATTACTCGCGGCGGCGGCCGCGGACGTTGAGCGCGACGCTGGCGCTCGAGGCGGGGGTGGGCAATTACTCGCCGCCGGGGGATCTGTTGCAGGTGAAATCCAGCGAGTGGGGGCGCCACGAGCGCAACCGCGTGCCGGTGTGGGACCGGGGGGCGGTGTACGACCTGCCGAGGTTGTCCTGGGAGGGCGGTGAGATCTGGCTGACGCCGGCGCCGACGTCGGCGCAGATCACGGCGTTCGGCGCGGCTTACCAGTTCTTCTATTACGCCGCGCACCAGGTCACTGACCAAGCCGTGACCATCCCGGACGGCGACGAGCTGCTGTTGATCACCCGCGCCCAGGCGGAGGCGGCCAAGGAGCTCGCGGCGCGCGGGGTGACCAAGCCGGTATCCGGCTGGAAGAACGGCCTGCAATCCGTGCCCAAGCCGATGACGCCGGCGGCCATTCACCAGATGCTGATGGAGACGTTCGAGAGGATGGCCGCATGAGGACGGACATCGACATCTTCCACCGCCGGGTGTCGCGCGCCTTCAAGCGCGCCCCCAAGCTGATGATGGACCGCGTCGACCGCGCCGCCGGCCGCGCGGCCCTCGAGCTGGCGAATAAGGCGCGCGACGAAGCGCCCAAGGCGGACAGCACCCTGGCCAACTCGATCAAACCGGACAAGCTTGGCCCGGCCCATTACTTGATCGGCCCGCACGTGCAGCACGGCGTTTACCGGGAGCTCGGCACCCGCGGCGGCGGCCCGCACCCGCCGCACGAGCCGATCCTCGACTGGGTGCGCAGCGCCGGCGGCCTGAACATCAAAGACGACGCCGAAGCCCGGCAAGTCGCCTGGGCCGTGCAGCGCAAGATCGCCCGCCACGGCACCCCGGCGCAGCCCTACATGGCCCCCGCCGCCGAAGCGATGGAAGACCGCGCCGGGCTGCTCATCAACCAGGGCCTCAACGCCGGCCTGCGGGCCGCGGGATTGTGACGATGAGCTTGGTCATCGACCCCCAAACCGGACTGACAACCAACCTGATGGAGGCTTCCATGCAGCAAACCATACCGCGCCCACTGGTCAGCGAATTCCGGGAGCAGGACCCGGCCAACCAGAGCTTCCGGGCCGCCGGCGAGACTTACCGGCGCGCCGGCCCCAAGGTCGGCCGCAACGAGCCCTGCCCGTGCGGCAGCGCGGCCAAGTACAAGAAGTGCTGCATGAGGGCGGCTGCGTAAATGTGGTGGCCCCTCCTCCAGTCCCTCGCGGAGCACTACAAGGCGGACGCCAATCTGTCCGGCCTGCAGGTCAACTACGGCCTGCGCGTGCCCGTGCCCGAGCAGGACTCGATCGACGTGCGTTACGGCGGCTCGCCGGGCTTCGACCTGGCCGAGGCCGTGGAGGGGACGGACCGCATCTGGGTGGACGTGCTCAAGAAACTATCCCGGGACGATGCCGAGACGGCTTTTGACACCGGCATCGCCTATCAGCAGCTCTACGAGCTGACCGAGCGGGTGCTGGATTCCACCCGCGAGTGGTTCCGCGGCGCGGCGGTGTCCGATCTCGCCAGCTTCAACGCCACCGTCGAGGAGCTGCGCGGCGACGGCGAGGCGCTGCGCGACGACGAGATCGCCGCATCGCGGATCATCCTGCATATCAACTGGCGCAAATAGCGGAGGCAACCATGCCCGACGAACAACCCAAGGCCCCGGCCCCGGCCGGCGCGAAAGCGGCGGTGGAGGAAGTGAAGCTGAAAAAGCCCCATCGCCACCAGGACCGGGACCACGTGCCCGGCGACAAGATCAAGGTCACGCAGGCCCAGAAGAAGCGGTTGCAAGACCGCGACATCATCTGAGCCGGCGCGCCCCCACAGCCAAGCGGAGATAGAACGACATGTCCAACGAATACAAGCTCGGCAAGGGCAAGGTCTACGTGGACCTGCTCGACGCCGACGGCAACAGCATCGAGGGCGAGCGGTACATGGGCAACACGCCCGGTTTTACCGTCTCGGTCGACAGCGAGAACCTGGAGCACTTCAGCTCCGAGGGCGGGGTCGGCGAAAAGGATGCCGAGGTCCTGCAGGACCTGACGCGCACCGTCAACATCACGTTCGACAGCATGGAGCGCGAGAACCTGGCGCTGTTCGTCGTCGGCGACCTGGCCACCAAGAGCCAGAGCGCGTCGTCAGTGACGGCCGAGGCGATCAGCGGCGTGAAGCAGGACCGCTACTACCAGCTCGGCGTCGACGCCAGCCACCCGTCCGGCGTGCGCGGCGTGTCGAACGTCGCGGTCAAAGGTTCGGGCGGCACGCCGACCCACACCGTGGACACGGACTACACCGTGGACCTGGCTACCGGCCGGCTCTACATCGTGCCCGGCGGCGGCATCGCCGACGACACGGACCTGGAGATCGATTACGACAAGGACGCCGTGGACTGGGAGCAGATCGCCACTTCCTCGACCGCCGCCAAGGACGCCGCGATCCGCTTTGTCGCCAACAATCCCCGGGGCCAGAACGACGACGCATACTTCCCCAAGGCCTCCGTGCGCCCGACGGGCGACCTGGCGATGATCGGCACCGAGTGGCAGCAGGGCCAGCTCGAGGTGGAAGTGCTCAAGAAGACCGGCTTGGCCTCCGCCTACATCGACGGGCGCCCGGTCTCGAGCGCGTAACGCCATGAGCGAGGTTTCGGGCACCTACACGGCTACGACCCCGGACGAGCCTCCGCCGCCCGGGGCCAATGGCGCCGACGACTCCGGCATGGAGGTGCTGCTGCCGGACAAGACGGTGACGCTCGACGACGGCGATGTGGTGACGGTGAAGCCCGTCACCTTCATGCAGCTCCCCCAGGGCGCTCGGCATATCGACGGCGTGATCCGCGCGGCGCTGCGCAGCGGCGTGCTCACCGAGCACGGCGAGATCAATGTCTCGGGCCTGGCCGGCATGTACGCCGAGGCCGGCGAGCACGTCAACGCGCTGATCCTGCTGTGCACCTACATCGACGGTCAGCGGATCGACCGCCAATGGCTGGAGCGGGTGTCGATTGAAGAAGGCCTGGATCTGGCCGCGGCGGTGATCGGCGTGAACTGGAGGGCCAGCATCCTAAAAAAGCTGGAGGCGCTGAGCGAGGAGATGGAGACCCTGGGGCGGACCCTTCTGGACCGCCTGGGCACTCCTGGCCCAGCGTCGTCCAGCGACTGATCGCGCACGGGCACCGATGGCCGGACATTCAGCGCTACACCCTGGCTCAGATCGATGCCTTCCTCGAGGCGATCAACGCCGCCGAGGAGCGGGACGCCGAACAACAGGTGCTGATCGTCCGCGCCGGCGCCTGGGGCAAGCCGGACAAGTAGCGCACGAGGTGCCGTAGATGGCCGGCCCGAGCAACCGTGACATCAGCGTCCGGCTGCGGGTGCTGGACGACGGCAGCGTCGTCCTCGCCAACTTCGGGCGCCAGACCGGGCGCACCGCCGCCAAGGCAGAGCGGAACTTCGCGCGGGTCGAGGCCGCCAGCCGGCGCAGCGCCGGCGCCGTGCAGCAGTTCGCCGCCAGCATGGGCCTGCTCGGCGGCGTGACCGGCGCGGCCATCGGCATTGCCGCCGTGGTGCTGCCGATCGTCAAGGCCGCCCAAGTCACCGACCGTCTGCAGGTGGCCCTGGCCGGCGTGCGCGCGGTGAGCGGCGCCACCGCCGACCAGATGGCGGAGCTGGAGGAGCAGGCCCGCAGCCTCGGCGCCACCACTCAGTTCTCCGCCAGCCAGGCGGCGGAGGCCCAGGAGTTCCTGGCCAAGGCGGGCTTCGAGGTGAACGAGGTGCTGGGCGCGACCCCCGCGACCCTCGATCTCGCCGCCGCCGGCATGCTGGATCTCGGCCGCGCCGCGGACATCTCCTCCAACATCCTGCAGGCCTTCGAGGGCGACGCCGAGGAGCTGCAGAACATCGTGGACATCATGGCCGCAACGGCGAGCAACGCGAACACCAGCGTCTCGCAAATGGGCAAGGCCATGGAGTTCGTCGCGCCGGTGGCCAACAGCTTCGGCGTCTCCATCGAGGAAACCGCCGCCGGGATCGCCGTGCTGTCGAACGCCGGCTTCCAGGCGGAGAAGGCCGGCACGGGCCTGCGCCGCGTGCTGGTGGACCTGGCCAACCCCTCGGGCAAGCTGGCCGCGGTGATGGGCGAGCTGTCCGTCGAGAGCGACGGACTGGTGGCGGTCATGGAGCGCGTCGCCAACAGCACCTTGAGCGCCCAGGACGCCATGGACATCTTCGGCCAGCGCGGCGGCCCGGCCTTCAACATCCTGCGCGCCGGGGCAAGCAGCGCGGCGGAGTTCGCCGAGATGCTGGGCGACGTGGACGGCGTGGCGCGGCGCATCGCCGAGACTCGCCTGGATAACTTGAGCGGCGACGCCCGCAAGCTGGGCTCGGCGCTGGCGGAGCTCGGCATCCAAGTCGGCGAGAACGAGCTGATCGAGGACCTGCGCGACCTGACCCAGGCGCTCACCGAATTCGCCCGCGGCGACGCCGCCGCGGCCATTGCCAGCAATCTGTTCCCGGCGCTGAAGAGCATTTTCGGGCTCCTGGCCTCGCTCGCCGCGGCGCGTTTCGGCTCGCGGATCTTCGGCGCCCTGGCAACCAGCGCGGCGACCGCGACCGGCTCCCTCAATCTGCTCGCGACTCAGTTGGGCACGGCCCGGGGCCGGTTCGTTGTAGCGGGCCGCGCCGCGCGGGTTTTCGGCGCGACCCTTGCCGCGCTGGGTGGCCCGGTCGGGCTGGCGATCCTGGCCGGGATCGGCATCTTCAAGCTGATCACGCGGGAAACGGAGCTGGCGAAAGCCAGTGAGGCCGCCGCGGAGGCGCAAAAGACGCTGAACGACGAGCTGAAAACCAGCAGGACCGCCTCTCTGGACGCGGTGCTCACGGCGGCCCAGGCCCAGCGCGCGCTTGTGGAAGAACTGGAGAACGCGACCCGCAACCTTCAGGGGGAGACCATCCCCGACCGCTTCCTGCCGCAAGAGACCGTCGACCGCCTCGAGGAGGCGCGGCAGAAGCTGGCCGAGCTGGAGGAGCAGGTCAGCAACACGTTCCCGGACCTGCAGGCGTTCGGCGGCGCTGGCCCGGTGATCGCCAACGCCTACGGCACCGTAACCGACCAGGTCGAGGGGACGGAGAGCGCCATGGACCGCCTGGAGGCGGCCACCAAGCGGCTCGGCGATCAGCAGAGCAACGCCGTGAACGACGCCCGTGCCTTTGCCGCGGCGCAGCGCGATATCCTGCAGGCGCAGTTCGAGGCCCGGGCGCCGGACCTGGACCAGGACGAGCGACTGCGCCAGCGCGAGGAGCTGAACAACGAGCTGGCCCGGCTGCAGCGCGAGCAGTTCGACGAGGAGCGCCGCCTGGCGACGAAGGCGGCCAGCGAGCGGCTGTTCCTGCTCAAGTCCAACATCAGCGACGAGCAGCAGCTCCGGCGCGGGCAACTGGCCATCCGCCGGGATCTGGCCGAGGAAGAGCTGGACATCGAGCGCCGCAAGTTCCAGGCGATTCAGCAGGAGCTGCTGGACTCGCTGGCCGAGGAGCAGCGCCTGCGCGAGCAGTCCGCGAGCGCCTTTGATATCGCCGACGAGCTGGAGCGCCAGGCGCGCAACGCCGGCAAGAGCCAGCGCGCGCTGATCGACGACGCCGCCCTGGAGGCCATGCGGGCGAGCGGCCAGGAGGCCATCGAGCTGTGGCAGGAATTCGCCCGCCTGGGCGGCGACGCCTTCCGGGCGGCCCGGAACATCCGCCAGGAGGCCAAGGGCCTCGAGGAAGAGGCGGAGGCGGCCGGCGAGAACACCAAGACGCTCGCCGACGAATTCAAGAGCGTGCAGCAGGCCATCATGGACACCGAGGAGAGCCTGCGCCAGCTCACCAAGGAGCGCGACCTCAACACCAAGGTGAAGGTCGACGACAGCGAGTTCCGTAAGTTCCTGCGCCGGCTGGCCGGCGGCGCGGATTTCGATGTGCAGGTCACTCCGAAGGGTGGCCCGGGCCAGGGCAATACGCAGAACCGCCGCCTCGGCGGCCCCATCCTCAAGGCGGCCACCGGCCGCCGGGTGCCGGGCGGCTACGGCGGTGGCGACAAGGTGCGGGCCATGCTGGAGCCGGGGGAATACGTGGTGCGCAAGGAGGCCGTGCGCCACTACGGCGGCGACCTGCTGGCGGCGCTGAACTCGATGCGCCTGCCGCCGCCGATCTACCGCGCCGGCGGCGGCCCGGCGGGGGAAGTGCTGCGGCGCACCTCGCTGCGCACGCCGGAGCGCGACCAGGTGGACGTGAACCTGGACCTGGGCGGCGAGCGCTTCCGGCTGAGCGGCGAGCGCGAGACGGCCCGGGCGCTGGCCAAGACGCTGCGCGGGCTGAGCTCCAGCGTGCCCGGGGGCGTGGGATGAACCTGTCGCTGGGATCCGTGACCTTCGACCGCCCACTGGTGTGGGTGGACCGCGAGGATCACGCCGGGGTGGACCAGACCCGGGCGCGCACCGTGGGCGGCGGCCAGGTGGTGTTCACCGCGCCGCTGGCCGGCGGGCGGCCCATCACCCTGGAGGCGCGCCGGGACCAGGGCTGGATCACCCAGGCGCAGCTCGACGCGCTGCGGGCCATGGCCGCGCAGGTCGATTCAAGCTGGGTGCTGATATATGGCGCGGAGACGCACACCGTCGAGTTCGACGCCACCGGCGGCCCGGCGCTGTCGTTCACGCCCCTGCTGCGGCCGCGCACCGAGCCGGCCCCCACTGACTTCTTTACCGGCACGATCCGGCTGAGGACCTTGTAATGACCATCCAATCGAGCGAGATCAAAGCCTACAGGGCGGCGACCAACAACGACAGCGCCAGCAACGGCGGCATCATGAGCGCCAACGAATCCGTCAGCGGCGTGGCCGGGAACGTGCTGCCGCCGGTGACACAGGCCGAGCTGACCAGCGGCGTGACCCGCCACCGCAAGCTGTTCCGCAAGGTGGCGAACGACGCGGACGAGACGCTGTTCAACGCCCGGGCCTGGGTGGAGAACTTCACCCCGGGCGACGATCGCGTGCTGATCTTCGCCGGCACGCAAACCGACGTGCAGTCCGACCTCTCCGGCAGCGAGCGCGTCTACGGCGCCGGCCAGCTCGACAGCGACGTGACCGCGGGCGCCACCAGCATCGACGTGCTGATGGAGGCCGGCGGCGACGACGCCATTCAGAACGGCGACACCGTCCGCATCTCGGATAAGCCGACCTTCGACGGCGCGGGCAACGAGGAGGAGCGCACCGTCTCCGGCGCGCCGGGCAAGGCCGGCGACGTGTACACCATTACGCTCGACTCGGGGCTCGACAACGGCTACCTGGCCGCGGACACGCGGGTCGCGTCCATCCTCACCGTCGGCGACATCAAGGGCGCTTATTCCGGCTTCACGGTAACCAGCGCCGGCGACGGCGCCTACGACGACACGGCCAACCCCGTGGAGCTGGACAACATCGGCACTATTCAGGACACCTTCACGCTCACCTTTACCAGCGCCACGGCGTTCGACATCGCCGGCCTCGAGGCGGGTGCCCTCGGCAGCGGCAATATCTCCAGCGACACCGCGCCCAACAACGCCAGCTTCGGCAAGCCTTACTTTACGCTGCGCTCGGCGGGCTTCTCCGGCACCTGGCAGGCCGGTGACACCATCGAGTTCACCACCAGCCCGGCGGCGGCGGCGTTCTGGTATAAGCACATCGTGCCGGCCGGAGCGGCCTCGCTCACCGCCAATAAGGCCATCGTAGTGCTGGACGGTGAAAGTGCCTAGCATTCCTCTCTCGCGAAGCTCTGCCTGCAACGTGACGCCGACCGGAGGCGCTGGTGGCCCTCAATGAGCGGATCGGTGTTGATTTCGCTCCGGGGGATGCCGGGGCCGGCCTGGAGATCACCGCCCACGAGGTGATCGACGCCAGCGGCGCGGTGCTCCCGCAGCCCGTGCCCCTTGCCGATCCGCATGTGCTCCTGCGACTTTACCCGGCCGTGTGGCCCAGCCCGCTGCGGGCGACGGTGGGCAGCGTCGCGCAGCAGGGCGTGCGCGCCGAGCAGATCATCGACGAGACGGTGGTGTTCCGCGGCGAGGCCACCGCCCGCACCCGCCGGCGCCCGGCCAGCGGCGTGCAGCTCCGCACCGACGGGCTCACTTTTGACGTGGACGGAAACACGGTGGCCGTGTCCGTGACGGCCGACGCCAACGGCAACCTGCGCGCCAGCCAGCCGTTCCACGGCGCCGCCCTGGTCACCTACACCGCCGAATACCGCCTGCTGCGCTACGACTACGGCATCGAGGCGCTGGCCGGCGGCGGCGCCCGCATCACCGCCGGCACGGTGCTCGCCTGGCACGGCGGCGAGGTGGCGGACTTCGAGGTCGAGCCCCTGCAGCTCGGCGACAGCGAGCCGGACACGGCCGTGTTCTTCCGGGACGTGAGCTTCACGATCCTGCAGCAGTCCGAGGAGTTCGAGCGCCCGCCGAGCTGGCCGGACACCACCTGGGGGCCGGGCGGCACGGAGATCCCGGTTGCCAGCGCGATCAACCCGGCGCCGGACCCGGACGAGGCCTGGGTCGAGCACGAGCGGGTGCACCAGATCGGCCGCATTGACGACGCCTGCCGCGTCTCGCTGGACACTTATTTCGTGACGCCGGCCGCGCCGTTCGTCGGCACTAGCAACTACACGATCCCGGTGGCGCGCCAGTTCACCAGCGAGCAGCAGCTTAACGACCGCGGCTACTCCAGCGCCTGCATCGCCCGGGCCAACCAGCAGATGCAGTCCATCGAATAATGGCGAACCCGTACCCCGACCGATACACCCGGGCCGCCTTTCCGAGCGGCGCCAAGGGGTTCCTGTTCATACCGCGGGTGGGTGCGATCGCCGGCGGCACGATCGACAGCTACGGCTGGAGCGCGCCGTTCTTCGATGCTGAGGGTAACGAGATCCGCGAGGACGGCGTGAACCTCGGCACGGTGGTGACCGAGGGCGACAAGGCAGTGCCGGCGCTGACCGACGGCGACGGCACCACGCGCCAGCTCCACTTGTTCGACCCCGGAGGGCTGGCCGAGTGGACGCTCAAGCGCACGCCGCCGGGCGATTTCGCCAACCTCGACTGGCGCGGCCACGCCGGCGAGCCCGAGGGCAAGCAATACGTGCTGCAATGGTGGGGGCCGCCGAACCGCTACTGGAACGCCACCGGCGAGAGCGCCTACCCGCCCTACACGGACCGCATCTACCGGCGCGGCAAGCTGTATCTGCGCGCGCCGGAGAACTTGTGCGGCTGCGCGCTGCACAAGGAGGGCGGGGCGCTGATGGCCGCGTGCATGGCGCCGGTGGGCGGGGCCTACGCGGACGGCAACATCACCCACGACAAGCTGTTCGTGCGCGTGGTCTCCGGCCTGCACGGCACGCGGGACGCCGAGGAAACCGGCCTCTTCGACCAGGCCGAGTTCGATGCGCTCGTGGCCGAGTACAACAGCGCGGTGCTGGCGAACCGCGAGCTGAAGAAAGCCGAGATCATCGCCTACGCGCAGCGCTGGCACGAGATTGACCTCAAGGATCACGAGGACCTGGTCGACACGACGGTGCCGGAGTCCGAGCAGGGGGCCGACAACACGCGCACCGCCGCCGAGCTGTTCCCGTGGCACTTCAACGCCTCGGGCACCGAGTGCCAGGCCCTGCGGCGGATGACGGCGCACGTTGAGCACCAGGTCGCAGGCAGCACGGAGGAGTGGGACGTCAAGGCTTTTCGGTTCGACCGGCTCAAGCTGCTGGTCAACTACGGCGTCAGCGAGCAGGAGATCGCCGGGGATTTCGCGGTGACCATGATCTCGCCAACCCTCACTCCCGAGCGCATTCTCAATGAGCGGGTGCCGATGTGGCGCGTGAACGAAGACTGGCACGACACCGACCCGTTCCCCGGGTCGCACCCGGTCGGTGAACCGATCCCGCACACGACCCATGGCACGACCGGCAGTTTCTCGGACGGCTACCACATCAAGGTGGAGCAGGAGACCTTCCCGGAAGAGTCCGCCCCGGGGCTCGAAACATGGGGGGCGCAGTTTGATGTGTCTCAGGCCTCCTTCGAGGGTTTCTTCCGGTTTGTGCCGCCCACCTCCTTCACTCCCGACGAGAGCACGGCCAAGGGCCGGGCCGACATCGACCTGCGTGACCATTTCCAGGAGGGGTTCGACAGCGAGGCGGCGGCTTTCGTGACGAAGCTCACCGACGGCGTCTTCGACGGGGACTCGGCCATCGACAGCAGCCGCTCCGCGACCATCGAGGTCGCCGTCGACTACGTTGACGACCAAGAGGTGGTGGCGACCCTGGAATACGATGAGAGCCTGGTGATTAACGACGATGGCAGATTCCACGACTTCCGGTTCTCATGGGCGCAGCCCGGGTTTTTCCTGGCGGAAGTGCCCTCCGGCCCGCCGGAGGACGAAGTCACCTACTACGCCATCTGGACCCTCGAGCCTGATGCCGCCGTCGCTGACACTAACGGGCGCCTCAAGGATTCGTCTCTGGTGTATGCGCGGACGGTCACGCTGGGATGGGGGGGCATCTCTGTCCCGTTGATCGGGACATCGGCCGATAACGAGCTGCTGTGGGACGAGGACGAGAGCCTGTTCATGGCGCACCATCGCGATCAGTCCGAGAGGGAGGTGGTCCACATGGATCTGCGCCACGATCTCCTGGTGTGCCGGGAGAAAGTGCGCACAATCGACCAGACGGTCGATTTGCAGTCCGACCCTGGTTTTATTCTGCCGGTGGACGACGAGATAGTGACCGTTGCCGGGGCGGTCAGCTATTGGAGCCGGTGGCACATGGCGTTCCCGGCCCGCGCCGAAAGCGAGACCTATCAAGAGAGGATGGCGTTTCGGCTCGCCGGGCAGGAGACCGAGCTGTTTACGGACGGGCTGACCGTTGAGTCCGAACCGGAGAGCTTCGGCGAAGCGCTCTCGATGGAGCAGCCATGGTTCACGTTCATCGAGCACAATAACCGGACGGACGGCACACCGTGGGCGATCGGCAAGCTGCTGCGCCAGGAGGACAGCGAGACGCGCGCTTATATCTCAGGCGAGCGCGACAGCCAGGCCATGCCGCTGAGCTGGGCCGCGGAGCTGGGCGGCTGGGCGGTGGATGCCGATGGAGGCATCATGCTGTCAATGGTTGCGTCCTATAACGCCAGCGCCCTGCAGGTCAATTACGGCGAGGACGGGTCCGCTCCGGCGGAGCCTGTCGCCGAGGATGTCGTAGAGGCCAGCAACCACCTGACCGGCGGCGACCTGGTCTCCCTCAACGAGCTGACCGTGCCGGACGGCGAGCACGCGGCGTTCTTCAGCTGCGCGTTCGTGGGGGTGTAGCGGGTGGCTTTTGACATCGCCAACGCCCAGCTCGCCAAGACGGCGGACCTGTCGGCCGAGTTCACGACGGTAGGAATCGGCGGCTTCGATGTGCTCGGCGACAAGAGCAAGCTATACGCCGTCGAGCGCGTGGTGGACCAGGAGGATCGGGGCACCGGCCTTTACGACGGCACCTCCGTTTATATCCGCCAGTACAGTTTCGGCACCGCCGGCGAGGTGGACACGCTCAGCTACGACAGCGTCGAGGTCGACATCCGCGCCGACATCGATGCGCACTTGAGCGGCGACCCGCTGGAGATCCGTTCGCTGTTTGTGAAGCCGGACGGCGCCAAGTTGTACGTGCTGGTCGGCGATAGTGATTTCGTCCTGCAGTACACCCTATCGACGCCCGGGGACCTGAGCACGCTTTCCAAGGACGGCATCATGGATTTCGGGCCGGCGTGGCCGCGCGCGCTGCAGTCACTCGCCCTGGGCGACAGCGGCGGCGTGATCTACGTGGACACGGACGAGATCGTTTACGCCGTGTCGCTGTCGACGGCTTGGGACATCGTGCAGACGGCACTGATTGATGATTCGTTCGATCACGGCATCAGCGGCGAGGACAGCGCGGCGGCTTTCGCCTGGCGGGACGACGGCGGGCGCTTCTATACCGGCAGCAGCGATCTCGACGAGGCGACGGATTTTGATCAGTACGACCCGGGCGGCGCCTGGGCGCTGACGAGCCCGACCGTCACCGGAACCTTCGACTTCAAGGCCCATCACAGCCACGCCCAGGAGATACGGCTGGATTCGGTGGAGACGTTGTGGGCGGCGGCCGGCACGGAGCTTTACCAGTACACGGCGGCGCACGCGGCGCGGATCCCGCTGCGCCTGGGGTCGGCCCATTCCGCCCCCGTGCCGCTGCGCCTTCAGGCCGGACACGCCGCGGCGGTTCGCCAGCGGGCGGCGCGCGGCCACACCGCCCCGGCGGCGCTGCTGCAGCGGCACGCCGCGGGGCATACCGCGCCGGTGGCGCTGGAGCCCTTCACGGCGGTGGCGGCGGCGCACGCCGCGGGCCTCCCGCTGCGCGTGGCGGCGGGGCACAGCGCGCCGGCGGCGCTGCGGGCGTTGCGCCAGGTGGCGCACGCGGCGGTGTTCGACTTGCGCATTGACGTGGCGGCGGCGCACGGGGCGAGCGCGCCGCTGCTGGACCATACGCCGGTGCGCTCGGCGCACTCGGCGGTGTTCTCGCTGCTGGCGGCGCCGCGCACGCATCTGGCCATGGACGTGACGCTCACCGCCGGGGGCCGGACGCTGCCGGTGATCGCCTGGGATATCGGCGCGGACGAGGGCGGCTACCTCTACGAGGGCACGGTGGACGTGGGCGCGGCGGGCTACGCGGCGCTGGCGGTGGATGATGACGTGGTGCTGTCGCTGTTCGGCGAGACGTACAACCTCAAGGTGGAGAGCCGCAGCCGCGAGCGCACCGGGCCGGCGGGGCGGCGCTACGAGATCGGCCTGCGCTCGCCGAGCATCCGGCACGACTTCCCGCGCGCCACGCCGCTGACCAAGACGTTCAGCACGTCGGTGCTGGCGCGGGACGCGGTGGAGCAGCTCCTTGATGAGGCGGTGACCTGGGAGCTGGTGGACTGGCGGATCCCGGCCTTCCGCCTGGCCTGGGAGGAGGCCTCGCCCATCGAGGCGGCGCAGCAGATCGTGCAGGCGGCCGGCGGCACGCTGCAGACGGACCCGGACGGCACGCTGCGCGCCCGCCACCTTTACCCGACCTCGCCGCCGGACTACGCGGCGACCGCCCCGGCCCGCACGGTGGACGACGCGGACGACGTGGTGACTTCCAGCGAGAGCTTCGCCCCGCGCCGCCTGGTGGACCGGCTGACGATCCGCGATACGGTGCAGGGCATATTCAGCGACCGCCTGGAGTACGCGGCCGACGAGTACGACGACCGCGCGGGCACGCTGCACGTGTATCCCTCGCCCTGGCGCACCAACCTGGTGGTGACGCACACCTCGAACGCGGCGCTGGATCTCACCCAGGTGGGTGAGGTGACGCGCGATGAAGAGGAGGTGGTGGAGTTCGCCGCCGGCACGGCGACGCTGAGTTACCCCATCGAGGCGCTGCTCGACGTTGAATGGTTGTATGTATCGCTGGGCGGGCTCACCTTTGAGGCCTTCGCGAGCGAGCTGCAGGCGGCGGACGCCGACGGCTACAGCCTCGCGCGCATCACGTACCGCACGCGGTCGATCGATTACCGGGTGGCGAGCCCCACGGTCGACCAGGCGCAACTGCTCCTCGAGGAGGTCGCATGACAGTCACGGCATCACTGGTGGTGGATTTTTCGGACGGCGCGCAGGACGGGCTGCTGCAGGCCGAGATAGACAGCCGGGAGGACGGCTTTAACCAGGGCAAGACGTCGTTCATCCCCGGGGACGATGCGTATTTTCTCGTCTACCTGGGCAGCAACACGGCGCTCAAGACGGTGGCTGCGACCCTCGGCGCGGTAAGCCTGGTGCAGACCGCCGGGCGCGAGGTCGAGCCGGAGACGGTGCAGTTCACCGAGCAGCAGCGCGAGGCGACGCTGGGCTACCCGGTGAGCGGCGGGCTCTCTGTGAGCTGGATGGGCGCGAACCCCGGCGCGGCGCAACTGCGCGGCGACAACCAGCTTGTGCTGCCGAGCCCTGGCCTCGGCATCGCCCGGGTGACGTACAAGACGACGTTCCGGGTGTATCGGCTATCCAACCTGCCCTCGACGGTGAACGGCAAGGGCGATTATTCCGTGCTGATCGCGCTGACCGGGGAGGTGGTGGCATGATCGAAGTGGCGCTCGCGATGGGAATAATCGGAGCGATCTACGCCTGGGAGCGGTGGCGAGTGCGGCGCATCCGCGCCGAAGCTGAGCTGGAGCGCCAGCGCACGCGCGAGCTGTTCGGAGACCTGCGCAAATGTGTGGAGCATTTTCATGACGACCAACAAGACTGAAGGCAACGGCTGGAGCCAGTGGGAGAAAAAGGTCCTGGGAGACCTGAAGCGCCTGGAGGAGAACCAGGTGCGCTTGTTCACCAAGCAAGAGGACCACAGCGTGGCCCTGGCGACGCTGTTCGCGCGAATGTCCATGCTGGCGGCCGGCATCGCCTCCGGCGTGTCGCTCGCGTTTAGAATCGTGCCGTTGATGATGTAATGGTGCACATCATCGTCAAGCGCGGCGCCGGCACCAGCCCCGGCGACGAGATCGTGGACCCGCTGCTCTCCACGCAGCCGGCCGCGCTCAGCCGTGGCCGCGCCGAGCTGGACAAGCAAGGCAGCGGCGCGCAGGAAGTCACCCTCACCGTGCCGTTCGTGACCGGCCGCCGCCCCGGCCAGCTCGAAGCCGTGCACGATATCGAGTCCGGCCGCGTCTTCAAGGGCAAGATCACCAGCCTGCGCCACCACGGCCGCGGCGGCGATAGCCCCGAAGCCTGGACCGATGTAACATTGGAGACCCCCAGCGAGGTATTTGTGTGACCTATCGACCCGCAGTGAACTGGAACGCCGGCATGTCGGCGGACTCCGACGACCTGCATGACGCCGACATGCTAGCCACCAGGCGCCTGAACAAGCCGGACGTCGCACACTACAACGGCGAGATCGAGCCCATCGACTACATGCGCGCCATCATGTCCCGCGAGGAGTTCCGCGGCTTCCTGCGCGGCAACGTCATCAAGTACATCTCCCGCTTCCACCGCAAGGGCGGGGTGGAGGATTTGCGCAAGGCGCAGGTCTACCAGCAGTGGCTGCTCGAGCACGAGACCAATGCACCCACTGACTGAGCTCAAGCGCCTGCTCTCCGCCCGCGCCGACCGGCGCACCGGCACCATCCTCTCCGTCGCCCACGGCCGCGCCCAGGTGCGCACCGCCGCCGGCGTGCAGGACGTCGCCCTCGGCGCCGTCACCGCCGCCGCCGGCGACCGCGTCGCCGTGCAGCAGGGCGAGATCATCGGCCGCCTGTCCTCCGATCCTCCCCCCGAATACCGGGTATAAATTCAGAAGATTTTTCTGCGGTTGTGCTTGACAAGGTATACTGAGTATACTAATATATGCACATGGTCAATACAGACCAACCCGCACCGGCCGGGAGTAGCCGGGGAATTGGAGAGAGACAATGAGCGAGCACACCATCACCACATGCAAGGGTGCTTACACCGGCACATTGATTGAGTGCCTGGAATGGCAGGCGACCATGCAAGGCGCCGCGCCAGACATCGACGGCACGGACATATCGGACCTGTGGATTGCCCATGGCGATGACCCGTACCGCGACGACGACGATCTCACGCCGGAAGATGCCGAAACCATCGTACAGAGCCGCATGAACCAGTGACTCACTCCCGAGCGCCTGCCAACGCGGGCGCTCCAGAGTGGGATTCGCCCACAGCCCCACCGGAGGGCAGTTGCCGGGACAGGAGAGAGACCATGAGCAACGAGCGCGAGCAATTGATCGATGCACTCATAGCCCGGATACAGGCCAAATGGCCAAATATAGATGCCGACGGGGAGCGCGCCGATGACTGGCAGCGATGGCGCGCTTAAGCGCAACAAGGTCCAGATAACGCTGCGTGTCGACGCGGATGTCCTGGACGAGTATCGCGCGCTGGGAAAGGGATACCAGCGCGCGATGAACGATGCGCTGCGTAGCGCTCTACGCAAGCGCGGAGATGTCAGGCGAGAGTGGACGCCAGTGGAGGACGACTACCTCGCGCAGCATTACCGGGCCCTCGGTGGCCGCCAGTGCGCAATCAGGCTAGGGCGCAGCCAAATGGCGATACACCATAGGGCCAGCTACCTCGGGTTGACCAATGGCGAAGAAATCACAGACTGATTGGCGGAAAGTCGACGCTATGACGGACGACGAGATTGACAAATCCGATATCCCAGAGCCTTCGCCTGCCGACATGCGGCGTAGTGTCCCCCGCATAGGTCTGCGTCGCTACATCCAGCACATCACGCTCACGACCGGCGACACCCGCCGGTCGTATCGTGATGAGGTCGGAGACGACGTGGTGGAGTACCTCTCCACCACGATCCTCCCGGAGGCCCTGGCCGAGCGCGAGCCCGGCGCGCAGGGGCCGGAGATCTCCGGCATGGGCCTGCACCTGACCGCGCTAGCTCGCGGCCGGTGCGGGCTCATCGCCTCCGTCGTCTCTCCAGTCGAGGGCGGCGATCGGCCGTATGTGCCAGTGCTGGTGATGGGCGTGGCCGCAGAGCCCCGCTGCTCCCGTAAGGTGTGGGAACTGCTACATATGCCCGGTGCCTACTACGTGACGGATCCAGCAACGCCGCCGTCTCCACCGTGGTGCGCCGCGCGCCTGGAGCCCGCCGCTTCGATCCTCGGCCGCGAACGGCTCATGATGCTGGGAGACTTTGAGCGCTGCCTCGCCTGGGCGTGGCTGGAACGGCAATGAAGCTGGTCGACACCCCCGCCAAGCTGCGCGCCGCGCGCCGGGCGCTGGGCTGGACTCAGCCTTACCTGGCCGAGGAGCTCGGCCTTACGCGCGACGCGGTGGCCAAGATGGAGGCGGGCGTCCGGCCGATCGAGCGCCGCACGGACCTGGCGATCCGCTATCTGTTGGAGCGCGAGGCGCCCTCATCCGTCACGGCTTGATCCGTCGCTGCCGTCTCGCTCTGCGCCGGCGGCTCGATCGTCTGCTGCAATAAACGCATCCCCAACCTCCCGCCACCGGACGCGGCTCGCAGGGGTGAGCTGGCGGTGTATCTCCACCAGTTTTCTCTCCTCCTCTGAGATGGCCACGTCCGGCTCCTTGGTCGAGTACTCATGTGCGCCCGGCTCGGCGACGAGCTGGGCTGGTGGGGTCATCGTGTCATAGTGCGTGAGCAGGCCCTCGTCGCCCAGCAGCGGCCAGGTGCCGGCGGTGGCGCCCGAGGCGACGGCCGCGACCGCCTCTGTGCTGGTTTGGGTGGCGCGGTGCTCGGGCAGGCCGTGCAGACGCGCCAGGGTGGCCGGGCCGGCGCCGGCGAGGACGTATATCTCGGTGTAGTGGACCCAGCGGCTCCTGCGCTCAACCGCCGCCGGCGCGTGCAGGACCAGCACATCGACGCGCCCGCCGTCGGTGAGGTGGTGGGCCGTCCATGCCTGGAACGCCAGCAGCTCGTCGAGGTAGGCGCGGCAGGCTTCGTCGGTCGCGAACCAGTGGACGATATACGGCGCGCCGATTCCTTCCGCCAGCCATGTGATGCTGGCGTTCTCCGTGCGCATGATCAGGCCGAGGACATCCGGGCCCGGGACCTCGCCCTTGAGCATGCGCCCGACGGTGCCGCGAGTGATCCCGATGGACTCCGCCCAGGGATAGGGTTTCCGGCCGGCTAATACTAGGTCCAATCTGTATTGAAATTCCTGATACACGGATTTGGGCATCGGTGATTGACAATGCCCGGATACGGGCATACCGTATTGAATCATTTGAATCACTTGAATCAACCAGGGTTATAGCACGTGAGCCACAGCACAGAAACCGCGCGGGAGCCGGCCGGGCAGTCGGAGCCGCCGATCATCGTCCGCCTGTATCCGGGCCCGATCCGTGACGCGGTGGTGCGGCTGGCGAGGGAGGGGAACCGCCCGTATCAGCGCCAGGTTGATCTGATCATGGAGAAGGGCTTGGAAGTGCTGGGCGCCCCACGGGAGCGGCCGAGAGAATAAACAAGTGGCCCGGCCGGCGCTGCCACGCCGACCGGGCCGGGTGAGGTTGTCGGCTTGAGTCACCTTGGAACCTCGCGTGTGATTGTACCGCGAGTGTAAGCCGCCGGCCTCGGGATAACCTGTGAACCGAGGAGGAGCATCCACATGAATCGCGTGGATCTGGCGATGTATCAAACGGTGCACGACTACGGCGGCGCCGAGGTGCTGTCGCAGTACCTGGCCATCCGGCCGGGCACGCTGAACAACAAGGTGGATCCGGGCTGCGACACCCACAATCTCACCGTGCACGAGGCCGTGGCGCTGCAGCTCGCCACCGGCAGCCGCAAGATTGTCCGCGCCGAGGCCCAGGCCCTGGGCGGGGTGTTCGTGCAGGGCGGCAACTGGCGCGGCGTCTCCGACCAACACCTGCTCGACGCCTGGGCGACGCTCCAGGTCTCCCACGGCGAGACCGCCAAGACCATCCAGCGCTCGCTCGACGACGGCATGATCTCCCGCAAGGAGCTGCGCGACATTCGCCACGAGGTGTTCGAGGATTTCCGCTGCGCGATGGAGCTCTACCAGCGACTTGAGGGGCTGTGCGATGAGCCGAGGGAGGAAACGGAATGATGGCCGCGCGCGGCAGACTGTGGGCTCTGGTCGCGGCGATCGTGGACCGGCTGCGGCATATGCCGCTTGCCGTCGACTGGCGGCGCTGCGCCTGCGGCCGCGAGTACGAAGCGACCCGCACCGACCAACAAACCTGCACCCAATGCGCCCAGCCCGAGGCGCGCCCGCCGGGGGCGAGCTGATGAGCGCGCGGCTGATCGAGGTGCTGACGTTCGGCCACTTCGGCCCGCCCTCGGCGCGCCGGCGCCTGTGGGTGGAGCCCGGCCGGGCGCTGCCGGTGACGCAGTGGGATCTGTTGATGGTCTACGTCGACCGCCTCAACGGCCATGAGCAGGTGGTGTTTGATTTGCACGGGCCGGGCACGCGCTACGGCCCGCGCCGGGGCGCGCTGTCGCTGACGTGCCTGGAGCTGAACTTCGACGTCGTCGCCCGCGCCATCAGCCGCACCGAGCACGGCCGCGTCGAGGGCATCCACGTGGAGCTGATCAACCTGGCCCTGGCCGCGAGGGCATCATGAGCGCGCGGCATGGCCGATACTGCGATTACTGCGGCGTGTGGTTCACGACGCCGTATCCGTTCAAGAAGTTCTGCGACGATCCTTGCCGCTTGGCATTTAACAAGATCGTCGACGACAACGCCCGCGTGGTCATGCGCGCGGTGCGCGAGAGCGTCCGGGAGATTATCCGGGCGCGCCATTCCAACCCAGCTCACAGGTGACCACTATGTACGAGCGCAACACATTCGAGCGGTATCTCCGCGACGACGAGGAGCGCAAGCTCTTTGCCACCATCAAGGCGTACCGGGCGGACTTATACGCCCGGCGCGATCTCTACATGCTGCAGCTCATCCGCCAGACCGGGGTGCGCATCGGCAGCGCGGCGCGGCTGACCTGCGCGGACGCCCGCGAGACGCTGCGATCCCACCGGCTGCGGCTGCGCCCGGAGATCTGCAAGCGCGGCCAGGGCTATTCGACCTACGCGAACAAGGCGGCCCGGGCGGCGCTGCGCGGGCTGCTGGCTTGCCGGCGCGAGATGGGCCACGACGAGCACCCGGACGGCTGCCTGATACTGAGCCGCCACGGCAAAGGGATCTCCGTGCGCTCGATCCAGGCGCGGATGCAAAAGTGGTGCCAGGCCGCCGAGATCGACGTGCAGGCCAGCCCGCACTGGCTGCGCCATACCCTGGCCAAGCGCATCGTCCAACGCTCGACCAGCCGCAACCCCGTCGCCATCGTCCAGCGCCAGCTCGGCCAGTCCAGCCCCTCAAGCGCCGCCGTCTACACCATGCCCGACCGCGAGGAAATCGAGGCGGCGGTGGAGGCGGCGAGATGAGCGCGAGACCGTTCGAGCACACTCTGTTCCGCCACGCCTTGCGCCTCTCAGGCAGCGAGGCGCCCGCGCCGCACTTTCGCGAGGCCACGCGCTTCTACTACGACGATACGTTCGGAGCGGCCACGCTCCCCAATCTCGCCCGGGAAGTGATGGGCGGCTACGCCCGCTACACAACCAGCGGCGCGGTGCGCGTCTACGTCTGGCGCGACAACGGCGAGTTCATCGGCTCCGTCGTCGTCAACGTGCTACTCGTGCCGAAGATCCACGTTCTGGACGCCACCATCGACCGGGGCCTGCCGGCATGAGCCAGCTCGACATGCAATTCGTCGACGAGGCGGACGCCTTCATGATGCAGGGCGCCCGCCCGGGCGTGCAGTGGTCCATCGTCCGGTACCGCCGCCTGTTATGGACCGCAATCATGCTCTACCAGGGCCGCGAGGTGTGCTGGACCAGCATCGACCACAGCCCGGAGCCCGGCGACGAGCACCTGACAGAAAGCGAGCGGAGGTATTTCCATGACCACGCTGGCTAGCACCGCACGAAGTGAGCTACCCCAGCGGGCGGTGGGGCCAATAACACCCGCAGCCGGGGCCGACAATGCGAGCCGTGCTGACATCCCCCGCCAGCGCCTGCTCCTCCTACTGGTGACCCGGCCGACTGGCCGCCGTAAGCGGCTCCTTAATCACAACGGAGGCTCACGCCATGCAGCCTGATGAATTCCCCGAGCACAACTGCGTGTTCGGCAAAGACCAGCCGGAGTACCTACCGCTGCCGGCGCTGTGCACTGACGACGGACACGTCATCAGTTGTTGGCGGCTAACCTGGCGCGAGCGCGTGCAGGTACTGATCAGCGGCCGCCTGTGGCTGGAAACGTTGACGTTCGGCACGCGGCTGCAGCCGCAGCGCCCGAGCGTCACCAAGCCATTCTCTCCCCACTCTCGGAGTTAAATCTATGAGCAATACCCTCAGAGCAACGACTGACATGATGCGCGCCGTGAAGCGCGCGAGCGGGATGAAGGTGTCCCGGAATTTCGAGGGCTTTTTCGCCGACCGGATCATACAGGCGGCCTCACAGCCGGCGCTGGCGGAGTTCGTCGAGCGCCTGGCGCAGTCCGTGGATGTGTCCGTGGAGTATGTCGGCGGCAAGAAGACGGCCGCATTTGTGGCCGCGGACGGGGCGGACGATGCCCCACGCGTGCTGGCGTGGATCCGCCGGCACCCGCGGCTGGCGGCGATGATCTGCATGCTGCGCGACGAGGAGGATTACGCCAACGCGCTGGCCAGCGTGCGGCTGCCGGCGGGCGACGGCGTGCGCCGCGTACGGCCGCGGCCGCCCTACTGGAACCCGCACGGCGCGGTGCCCTGCTGCGAAGTGGGCGCGGAGGTGGGCGAGCTATGAAAAAACCGCGCGCCTCACGCCCCATCGACGTCATGCGCGCTCGCGCCGAGGGCGACCGCCTGGCCCGCGAGCTGCACGACCTACCAATCGAGGTGAAGCGGGAAATGATGGCAGAGATCGACGCCCATGCCCCGGAGCTGCGCGAGTGGATCACGGCATTCCAGGCCGCCCCGCTGCGCTTCACCGTCACAGACGGGAACGAGCGCCGCGACGTGATCTCGACGGAGATCATCCGGCGGCATTCAAAGCAACGAGAGAATGAATCATGAGCGAGCCAGCCCTTGAGACGATACTGGAGGAGCTGGACTGCGCCTCGGCCATCGGCGAGATCAGGCTGTCCGAGTGGGAATGGGATTTCGTGCACGATTTGCAGGACACGGCAGCCCAAGGCAACGACGCCATCATCTCCGCCGACCAGGACCAGAAGGCGCGGGAGATCCACGCCGAGAAGTTCGGGGGCTGATCATGCGCCCGCTCACTCAACTCCTGGTCGTCGTTGCCGCATCCGCGGCACTCAACCTGGCCGTCATCGCCATGCTGCACACGGCCCGCCAGGAGCGCGACGCGCTCGACATCGCGCTGGTCGATACGACTCTCAAGCGCAACGCCCTGCGCGAGCTGTCTGACTATCGCCACCGCCGCGCTCAGGCCAGCAGCGACCTGCTGAGCGCTTGCCGCAACCGCCTCGCCCTGCGCGACGTCCAGCACGACAGCACGATCATCGAGCTCGCGATTCGCGGCGCCGAGCACTACGACGCCACGACCACCGAATACGTCAACGCCACAGCGGGGGCGGAATGACTCTGGTGCTCAACCCACTGTCGCGGGCGATGTGAATATGACGTTATTGCTCACACCGGCGGAGACGGGCGGCGAGCTGCGTGTATCCTTGTCGACCGTGAAGCGCCTGGTCCAAGAGGGCGAGCTGGACTTCTTGTATGTGCGAGGCCAGCTCCGGATCCCGCGCGATTCGCTCGATGACTACGTCAGCCGCCAAAGGGGGAACCGCAAGGCATGCCATTCAGACAACGACACTCGCGATACTGGGGCATCTCGTGGTATCCGTCCCCAGGGGCCCGACAGATTAAAAGATCGTCTGGAACGGAAGACTGGGCTGAAGCGAAAAGGCTCGAGCACGAAAAAAGAGCCCAAGCAGAGCGCGAGTGTGCTCTCCTTCCCAGATACAGTTTCAACATCATGATGGACCGCTACCTGGACGACATCATGAATCTCGATCACCATGATCGCTCGTTCTACGCGACCCAGCGCCTGGTCGAGCACTTCGATGGGCGCAGCATTACCGACTTGAAACAGTCGGACTTCCGTGCGTATCGCAAACGTCGCTTGAGCCAGGGTGCGGCCGACAGCACGATCGACAAGGAGCTGCGCACACTTTCGGCCGCCGCCACGCACGCACGACAGAATTGGAATTGGCCTATCCAGCCGTTGCGGGTCCAGATTGAGAAGCGGGAGGGCCGGATACGGTGGATTAAGAAGGCGGAAGCGCGGAAACTGATCAAGGCGGCGAAAGACGGGAACCAGGGCAAGGCCGGTTACTTGGCGAACTTTATAATCCTGGCGCTCAACACCGGCATGCGGCACCGTGAGCTTCTCAATCTGGAGTGGTCCCGCGTGGATTTACACCATAACCTCATCTATCTAGGGCCGGTCGATCAGAAGGGCAAGAGACACTCCTCCGTGCCGCTCAACGCCGCCTCGAGACGCGCCCTGAAGCGCCAGCTCGGCCAGCATAATAAGTACGTTTTTGTATACAAGGCGGGTGAGGGAGTTCGGAAGATCCAGTCCGTGCGTAAATCATTCGCCACCGCGTGCCGCAACACCGGGCTCCAGGACTTCCACGTCCATGACCTGCGCCACACTTTTGTGAGCTGGATGGTCCAGTCTGGTGTGCCCCTGCGCACGGTCAGCGAAGCGGCCAGGCACAAGAGCATCGAAACCACCATGAAGTACGCACACCTGGCGCCCGAGCACGTCAGGGACGCTGTCGAATCCAACAGCTTCGGCTGAGGCCGGACCCACTTAATAAGAGGGGCTTAGAAAGCGATGATCGTACATATTGAGAGTACAACCAACAGGGGGGCACGTAAGTCCTTGATTTCATGGTCGGGGTGGCGTGATTCGAACACGCGGCCCCTGCCTCCCGAATGCACAGGGCCGTGCCATGCCCTCGTAAAATCAATCGCTTACGGGGGGCCATGATGTCAGGTCAGGGCACGAAAACCACCCCCTCCGCAAGTGTTGATCGTACTGGTGAGAGTACAGTCGTCGACGCCTACCACCGCCCCGGCGGGGCCGGTAATGCTTCCTCTCAGACGTTCGTGATCATCGGCTCCGCCGGCGCGCACCAGTTCGAGGTGCACCGCGGCGAGCCCTTGGATCTGGTGGCTCAGCGGCTGCACGAGTTCGCGGACCGGCTGTGGATATCAGGCCGGGCTGAGTGAGCTGGGTGTAGCAGATGGCATCAATTGACGACCTCAAGGAGCTGATCGATCTCCACGACCTGGCCGACAAGATGGGCCTGGAGCGCCCGCACAGCCGAGGCAATTATAAGAGCCCGCACCACGACGATAAGTCGCCGTCGCTGTCGATCTACGATAACGGCAGGCGGTGGAAGGACCACAGCCAGGACGGCGCCGGCGGGAGCTGCGTTGATCTGGTCGTGTATGTGCTGGGCTGCGAGGTGGGCGAGGCGGTGCGCAAGCTGCACGAGTGGTACGGGCTGCCCATGCATCGCCCGGACACCAGTGCGCCGCGCCGGGAGAAGAGCCGGGCGGAGTGGATCGCTGAGAAGGTGACAGCGGATCCGCAGCCGGCCAGGGAGTACCTGGAGGGCCGCGGTATTGATGCGGATGTGATCGGGCGGGCCTTCAAGCACAAGACGGTCGGCTTCAACGCCTGGCGCAGCGAGCGGGTGCCGGAGGGGGAGTTCGGGCATGGCGGGCCTGGGGTGTCGTTCGTGGTGCGCTCAATGAACCCGGGCCACGTGGTGGCGGTGGATACGCGCTACCTGGATCCGGACCTGAACGGCGGCGTCAAGACGCAGACGCAGGGCGACAAGGCCGGGGCGCCGTGGGTGATGGAGCCGAGGCGTATCGAGAAGGCGCAGGTGGTTTATATCGTCGAGAGCCCGATCAATGCGCTCTCGGTGGAGAGCTGCGCGATGCCGGGAACGGTGGCGCTGGCGACGCGGGGCACGCAGACGATCGACAGCATTGACTGGACCTACCTGCGGGGTAAGTCGGTGCGGGTCTGCATGGACTACGACGCGCCGGATGATTATGGCCGCTGCGCCGGGCAGTCGGCGGCGTGGCATTTGTATCACGTGCTGGCGTGGCACGGGATCTCGGCGATGTTGGTCAACCAGTACACCTGGCCGGACGATGAGTGGAACGACATCAACGACGTGATCCAGGAGCTGGGGCCCGACGAGACGCGGAAGAAGCTGAAACAGCTCGATGAGGCGATCATCCCGGGCATGCACTGGGATACGACGCGCCAGCTCGGCAAGCCGCGGGTGTATTTGCCGCCGCACGATTTTGGCGTCTACGGGACCTACCGCGTCACCGAGGACTTTACGCGCCGGCTCAAGGAGAAGACCGACGACGAGGGCAACACGCAGAATGAGTGGAACGACGTCTGCGGCTTCCGGATCGTGGATATTTCCCGGGTGCGGATCGCCAGCGCGAAGTCGGTGATGACAGGCGAGGCGGACTATCAGCCCACGACGCTGTTCTCGGTCTCCGTGCAGGAGGCGAGCCATGGGCGGGACCTACAGCGGCGGGTGTTCACGCCGGAGCGGCTTTATAACGTCGAGCACTGGAAAAAGCTCGGCTTCGTCTACAACCAGGGCCACTTCACTCGAATGGTGAACATTCTGAGTCGGACGGTGGACCTGGGCTCGCATGACGCGATCAATTTTGTCGGTCTGGCCTGGCGCGACGGCCGGCCGGCCGTGAATGAAGGGCCGGACTGCTATTTCATCGAGGCGGATAAGCAGTGCCCGTATCACAACTTGATTTTCCCCCGCGGCACGCCCGCCCAGGGCGCGCGGGTCGTCGAGGCCTATCAGCGCACTTTCACGGACAATGCAGCCGTTCTGCCGCTCGTGTGGGGCTTGGGCGGGCATCTCAAGGCGTTCCTGGGGTTTTGGCCGCACTTCGTGATGGAGGCGGAGAAGGGGGCGGGAAAGAGCACGCTGATCAAGCGCCTGGAGTCGACGCTGGCGTTCATCATGTTTTCCCGCACGCAGATGGAGACGCCGTTCCGGACGGTGACGTCGACGTCCCATACGTTTCACCCGGTCGGCTGGGAGGAGCTGTCAGCCGGCAAGCAGGAGGTGATCGACAAGGCGATATCGACGCTGCAGGAGACCTACCAGTACGCCATCGAGCGCCGTGGCGCTGAGATGACGGAATTTGTGAAATGCGCGCCGGTGATGCTCGCCGGCGAGGATGTGCCGGTGAAAAGCCTCACCGGCAAGCTGATCCGGACGCAGCTGCATGTATCCAAGCAGGGGCCGGTGCTGGACGACAATTTGCCGGCATTCCCGGTGCGCGGGTGGCTCGAGTTCCTGGCTGGTTTTACCAAGGCGCAGGTCAAGGAGCGATACCGCAAGGCCCAGGAATACTGCATGGCCAAATCGAGCGCCACGGGCAGCGACGGCGGCGCCAGGCGCATGGTGGAGAACTACTCGGCCGTTTTGTGCGCCTGGAGCCTGCTGTGCGACTTCCTAGAGATGGGCAAGCAGCAGGGCGGGTTCGATGACGACCTCATCAAGGAAATGAACCAGCACATCAACGAGACGAGCTCGGACCGCGAGCCGTGGGTGTGGATCATCGAGACGCTGCTCAGTGAGATCTCGAGCAACAATTTCCAGCATCCGTACCTGTTCGAAGCCACGCGGGGCAATCAGCCCGTGCTGGCGATCCGCCCCAGCCATGTGATGGACCATATTGCCCACACCAACCGCCTGAGAGCGAAATGGGACTCGCTGCCGGTCAAGACCGCCCGTGTGCTGAAGCGCCAGATGGTCGGCGCCGACGTCCTCGTCAAAAACGACTCAGGCGCCCCTGTGGAGGTCGAGCGCACCATCGGCAACCGCCGCGAGGGCCACCTGCTGCTCCTGGACCTGGACCGCCTCGAGCAATACGGCCTGTATGCCTCAATCCCGGAGAACATCGACCATGAGCCACAGTTCTGATCCCACTGTCCCGCTGATGAGTCTCTCCCCTCGTACTCCCCAAGATATTTACCGGGCCGCCTACGGCGGAGCCTAAGGAAGGCAGTGACGATGCTGGAACAAAAAACGTCGTTTTCGTCCGCCGCCATTCCAGAAGGACGCGGGGGGAACGCCACAAACCCGTGGATTTCGCCCCTTGTCGCTCGTAAGTCATTGATTCTTGAGCAGAACCCTCCCACGGAATTACTCCCGATTTCCACGGAACAGGTCTCCGCTTCCACGATTTACCCTCAAACTTCCACATCGGCCTTTTTGGGCCATTTGTGCCATTTATTTATATTTTTTCTTAAAAAAGAGATAGTTATAGAGGGAGAGAGCTGGAATATTAGTATTTCCTTATCCACGGAAGTTGACGGTTGCTTAATTTTTAATCCACGGAAATTTCCACGGAAAAACCCGTTTTCGTGGATTATCGTGGATGCATTTTTGCAGCGTATTCAGGCACTTATATCAATATTGGCCCCCATCCACGGATCCACGGAGAAAAATGCCCCCCTCCCCCGGTAATAACGACGAGCTGCTCGCCGCCTGGTGCGACTACATGCACTACAACAAGGGCCGCACCCAGGGCACGATCAACAAATACCGCGGCTACCTCCAGCGTCTCGCCAAGCACTACGCCGGCCGCTCTCTGCTCGAGCTCGACGAAATGGAGGTCCAGCTATTCGCCGGCGGTGTCACAGCGAAAGCCGGCCTCTCTGGCCGCAGCCGCCGGGCCCTGGTCTCTGCGATCCGTATGTTCTACCGCTGGGCGGCCCACAATGGGCACATGGCCAAGAACCCGGCAAGCGCTCTCGAATATCCCGGCGTGCCCCGGTCTCTGCCTATACCTATCACCCCGGAGAATGCCGAGCGCCTCATCTGGGCCCCTGATATCAGTACCTTCAAGGGCCTGCGGGACGTCACCCTGTTCGCTGTGCTGTGCGGCTGCGGCCCGAGAGTGTCCGGCCTGGTGCACCTGAATCAGGAGGATCTGGTCAGGTCAGGCAAGAACGAGGACCAACGGCTGCTGCTACGGCTGCGCGAGAAGGGCGACCGTGAGCGCCTGGTCCCTGTCCCCCGTGACGCCGAGCTGCTGCTCACCGCCTACCTGGGCCACCCCGAGCTCGAGGAGATTGACCGACGCACTGAGACGGGCCGGGTCCTATTCGTCAGCGTCAACAACCGCCGTATTCCACCCCAGGATTACAAGGGCGAGCACCGCAGGCTGACAGCTCGAGGCATCCAATACCTGATCCGATACTACGGCAGGAAGCAGGGCATCCCCGAAGACCAGCTCCGACCCCACGCCATGCGCCACCTCTACGGCGCCGAGCTCGCCGAGTCGGACGTTGATCTGATCACCAGCCAGACGCTCCTGGGCCATGCCGACGCCAGGTCGACCGAGATCTATTCCCACATCGCAGTCCGCAAGTTGATCAGAACCTGCGACCTCGCTAACCCGCTTTCAAGGATGCGCACACCAGCCACCGATATCCTCGAGGCTTTATGCGGCCCTTCTGGGCCAGGAGATACGTAGAAATGCAAGAGCCTGCACTTAACCTAGGCACGGAAGTGGATGCTGGTGGGCGGTTGCGGACGTCTCGAAAATCGGCCTTGGAACGGGCTATATCAATTAGGTTCGCAGAACTTTATGAGCTGCGTGGTTTATCAAATAGCGCAGCTCACCCCGACACTGACCGCATGGAATCAGGGCGCCATGACTAGCGACGACAGCGAATCGCGCAGCTCGACAGACGAAACCGGGCACGATTACAGCTCCGGCGATGGGGTGGGGGCTCGGCAGACGGACCCGCCGCTCCCCCAGGACGGGGGTGGGTACCAGGATATCTGCACTACTGGAGAGCCCGATTCCGGCGCGCTGCAGCTTCGGGAGTTGCAGCGGATGGGGTTGCCGCGTTTCTGGCTGGACGTCGCGGCCGGGCTGGGGACAGCGCGATTCCTGGAGCTGTGGCGCATGCTGGACCGTCCGGAGCTGATCGAGCAGGAGGGGCGACTGCGGATCACGATCCCGCGCTTCGGGCTATATCTGAGGTATCAGCGGAATCGGTACATCCAGGAGCTCGCCAGGGAAGGGCGCTCAGCGAGAGAGATCCAAGGCATTCTGAAGCGCGAGCTCGGCGAACGGATATCGAAGGTTCACGTCTGGCGGCTGATGCGCGGATGAATCGCGGGATTGTCCCTGTTTGTGCAATAGACCCCCGCTGTACTCTGCGCGCCATGGCGGAATCCGACCGTAAAAAACAGCTCTACAGGGTGGCATTTATCTGCCGCGCCTGTGACCACCAGTTCCGGGCCGAGCCTGGACGGGTTGAGGATGCGCCGGACGACCCTGTGCACCCGTGGATCTATTTCGCGACGTGCCCGGAGTGCGGTGTTGAAGTCGAGCAGGCCTACTGGGAGCGGAACCTGCTCAAAGCCCACGCCAAGGCGACCGGCCCGAAGACCGCGGCAGGGATGGCGGCCGTCACCAAGAACCTCGAGGGACACCCTACTCCCGAGGAGGCCAAGCGCACCCGCTTCAACCGGCTCACGCACGCGCGATACGCCCAGACAGCGACCTATTTCCCGGCCCGGCCTGGCCGATACCCCGAGTGCGAGGGCTGCGAATACCGGGAGAACATCTGCCCGCAGCAGGTCGCTTGCCTGAAGAAAGTCGAGCTGTTCCTCCAGGTACACGCGGCGGTGGACAGCGGCGACCCGGCCGCGCTGAACGACATTAACGCCAATATCCAAAGCTCGTACATCGGCCTGCTGCAGGACGTCATGCGCCGGGCTATCGCCATCGGCCCGGACCTGTCGCACCAGGCCTGGTACTACGACAAGGACGGCGGCCTGCACTGGGTGGAGCGCGTCAACGATGAGACCGGCGAGCTCGAGCCGGTGATCGTCCACGAGGCGAACCCGCTGCTGAAAATACTCATGGAGATGATGAACAAAAACGGCCTGACCCTCGAGGACCTGGCACTCACGCACAAGGGCAAGGAGGACCGCGACGTCGACATGGGCTTCATCGAAGCCGACAAGCAGAACAAGGAGCAGATCGCGGGCTATCAGGAACGCTCCGCCAAGGCGCTCGAAGACCTGCGCGACATGGCGGCCAAGGGCCGGCAGCAGCTCGAGCAGGATCCGGTTTACCTGGAGCATAAAGAGCATGGCTGAACGCCTCCGCCCCGAGCAGCGGATCCGGTTGCGGAACGTGGCCGAGGGGGAGATTCAGCGGTTCGCCGGGGACCATGGGCTGTGGCACAAGCACGTGCACAACGTCGAGCTGGATCCGGCGCAGATTCTCAAAATGGAGGAGATGGACCGCTACCCCAACACCATCGACTACTCGTGCCGGCGCACGGGCAAGACGGCCGTCAAGGAGCTTTACGAGCTGGAGCACAACGCGCGCAACGCCGACCAAGAGCTCGGCGTCGTCGCCCCGCGCGAGGCGCAGTCCATCGTCAACCTGAACTACCACCTGGACGCCATCCGCCGCTCCGAGATCCTCACGGCCTACCTCGGCTACAAGGGCGGCCGCCGCCAGCTCGGCGACACCTACTACCAGCTCGCCAACCGTTCCACCGCCCGGGCCTACGGCATCATGGCGCAGATCGACGGCGGCGACCTGACCGCCGCCTCCCTCGAGGAGGTCGACGACATGCCGCGCAACCGCCTTTATTCTCGCTTCTTGCTGATGCTGGGCGCCAACCGCCGGCTGGGCGCCTCGAACGAGAGCCAGAACGACCCGCAGATCCGCATCACCGGCGTATTCAAGGGCGCGGACACCCTCACGGACCTGGTCGCCGGCGGCCAATACACCACCCTCCCCGTGATCGACGTCTACACCGCGATCGAAATGGGCATCGTGAACAAGGAGTTCATGGAGCGCATGCGCCACGAGCTGAGCCCGGACGAATACATCCGCCAGCTCCTGTGCAAGAACATCAGCTCCCGCAACCTGATCTGGGAGCAATACGTGCGCCGCGCCATGCAGCTCGGCCTCAAATCCGGCCTCGAGATCGCCGGCCCGCTGCCGGGCGCGCAATACAAGCGCCGCGGGCTGATCGGGCTGGGCTACGACGCCGGCGGCCACGGCGAGAACCCCTCTGGCTCCAAGCACGCCGCCGTCGTCGCCGAGATGGTGGGTAATTTCGTAACGTTCCCCTACGTGCGCACCTGGGCGCCGAACGCCGACGACCAGCTCGTCCGGCGGGACCTCCAAGGCCTGTGGCGCTACTTCCGCCCCGACTACGCCATCGGTGACGCCTACGGCGTGGGCCTGCTGAGCCAGCTCAACGACGAGCTCTACCGCGAAGGCCTCACTACCATCGACCGGCGCACCATCGGCGACGGCGACAGCAGCAAGAGCACCTGGCCGGACTGGGCCTTCTCCCCCATGTGGTTCGAAGGCCAGACCAAGCACCAGATGGCCCAGGCCCTGCGCTCGATGTTCCACAACGGCCACGCCGCCATCCCCTACATCGACGACCAGGACCCCACGGACCCGGAAACCGCCGACCTCCGGGCCCTGGTGCGCCAGCTCCCGAACATCAAGCCGGTCGCCACCAGCCAGGCCTACCCGAAATACGAAATGGTCGACAAAAAGCTCGGCGACGACCTGTTCGACGCGGCCATGGCCGCCGTCTGGTCGCTCGCCACCCGAGGCCTCGAAGACGTCCCGACGGTGGTCCGCCACCGCCGCCAGACCCGCGAGGACCTGCTCGGACAAACCCTCTCGCTGCCCGGCGCGGCGTAGCCACAGGAGAACAACATGTTCCTGGGACTTTTCCGCAGACTGCCCCCGGCCCCGGCACTGCCGGACCGGGTTGAGCAAGCCGTCCACGAACGCGACGGCTTCAACTTCGGCCGCACCACCGAGCGCGGCTTCCGCGCCACGCCCGAAAATCAGGTCGAATACCTCTACCGGCGCATGTGGGTAGATACCCGCCTGCGCGCCAAGATCCTCGACATCCGCGACATGGACGAAAAAGACCCCCGCGTCAAAAAGATCCACCGCCGCATGGCGAACACCGCCATCAAGGGTGGCCTGATGCTGCGCAAGACCACCAACCGCCGCATCCGCCGCGCCTGGGAAAACTACTCGCGCCGCTGCCGCCTGCTGAACCCGCAAAAGCTCTACTCGGACGCCCGCGGCCTGGCCATGGAAGGCAACCTCCCCATGCAGTGGATCCTCGACGGCAACAACCGCGTCGTCAGCGGCATCCGCATGCCCTCGGAGACCATCGTCCCCATCGTCGAGGAGAACGGCCAGTTCCACGACCCGCGCCTCGCCTACCAGCAGTGGGACGTCGCCACCGCCGCCCCCGTCGCCAGCTTCGCCCTCTGGCAGCTCGACCTCGTGCGCCTGGACCCGCCCAACTTCGACGACCGAGGCTCCATGGGCCGCCCCTACCTGGACGCCGCCCGCAAAGCCTGGCGCCAGCTCAACATGACCGAGGAAGATCTCGTTGTCCGCCGCCGCGTGCGCGCCCCGCTGCGCCTGGCGCACTCCCTCGAGAACGCCACCGAGCCGGAGGTGCAGGCCTACCGCAAGGAAGTCGAGGACGACCAGAACTCCATCACCACCGACTACTACAGCAATAAAAAGCTCACCGTGCAGGCCATTCAAGGCGACTCGAACCTCGACCAGATCGCCGACGTCGTGCACCTGCTGGACACCTTCTTCGCCGGCGCCCCCGCGCCCAAGGGCCTGTTCGGCTACACCGAAGGCCTCGCCCGCGACATCCTCGAGGACATGAAGCGCGATTATTTCGAGGAGATCGACGCCGTGCAGGAAGTGCTCGCCGGCGTCTACCAGTCCGGCTTCGAGCTGGACCTCCTCCTCCAAGGTATCAACCCGGACCTGGACGACATCATGGTCACCTTCGCCGAGCGCAACACCGAGACCAAGAACCAGGCCGCCGACCGCGCCCTCAAGTACAAGAGCATCGGCGCGTCGAACCAGACCACCTGGGAAACCGCCGGCCTCGACCCCGCCGAAGAGCTCGAGCGCCGCGAGGAGGAAGCCGAATCCACCGACCCTTATCCGGACAGTGGCGCCGGCGGCTCGGACGTCAGCATCACGCCGGGCAACGCGCCGAAAGGTGAGAGCGCCACTGACGTGACCAATGATTGATTGCTACGACGTCGCAACGGTCACTCTCATCGTAGCTATGATGGTCATGGTGGCGCGCCTATGAACAAAACCCAACGCGCCAAGATCCAAGCCCTGCGCCGCCACGTGCGGCTGTCGCGCGCGGCGGGGGATCATCGCTTCCTGGCGTCGATGATCTGGCTGCGGGATAACGAGCCCGGCACCGTGCTGCAGCCCAAGCAGGCCTGGCTGCTGGACGTCGTCGTCTACAAATACCGCCGCCAGCTCGGCGGGCTGGATCTCGAGTTCGACATCCCGGCCAAGCCGCCGCAGCTCGTCGATTACGGCGGCGAGCCGAAGGCCGGCCCCAAGCAGGCCAACATCTTCGGCGGCGAGGACAACCCCCGCCGCACCCCGCTCCAGACCGAGCGCCGCGGCCCGCAGCGGGACCTGTTCTAACGTGGCCAAGAACGTCCGCACTTCCATCAAGGCCGCCATCCGCCGCGGCGAGGCCGCCGGGCGCCGGCGTATCCGGAGCCAGGTGTCCGGCCAGCTCGGCGAGCTGGAAGCCGTCTACCGCCGCGCCGCCGAGGAGATCCGCCAGGAGATCGCCGCCGCCGCCGGCCCGGACGGCAACCTGCGGCTCGACACCCTCGAGACCCTCCGGCGCCAAATCCAGGCCCCCCTGAACGGCCTCGGCCGCGACCGCGACGAGCTGCTGCAGGCCGGCATGCGCGAGGCCTCGCGGATCGGCGTCTCCCCGTTCGAGGAAGTGCCGGACATGAAAACGGACCTGGTCAACGTCGCGGACGACGCCCTGCAATTCGTGCGCGGCCACGTCGCCGAGGACGGCCTCCAGCTCTCGGATCGCCTCTGGCGGCTCAACCGCGGCGCCCGCGAGGCCGTCACAGAATCCCTCGAGCAAGCCGTCATCCAAGGCCACAGTGCCAGCCGCGCCGCCGAAGAATTCCTCTCACGCGGGGAATCCGTGCCCGCCGGCGTGCGCGACAAGATCAACGACGCCCAGGCCGACAAGGTCGCCCGCAACGCCAGCCGCCGCCTCATCCAAACCGACGACGACCGCAGCGCCTTCCTCAACGCCCTGCGCGTATTCCGCACCGAAATCAACCGCGCCCACGGCCAAGCCTTCCAGGCCGCCGCCTTCGAGCACCCGGACGTCATCGGCACCCGCTTCCTCCTCTCCCCGCAGCACCCCGAGCCGGACATCTGCGACATGCACGCCCGCGTCAACCTCTACGGCCTCGGCCCCGGCGTGTACCCCAGGGGCAAAAGCCCCTGGCCCGCGCACCCGAACACCCTCAGCTTCGAGCAAGTCGTGTTCGCCGACGAGCCCACCCAGGCCGACAACGACGGCCGCGAAGACCGCATCGAATGGCTCAAACGCCAAGAGCCCACCATGCAGGAAGCTGTGCTCGGCTCCCGGAAGAAGCGCGCCGCGCTGCAGCGCGGGATACTCAAGCAAAACGAAATCCGCACCCCGTGGAAAACCCTCAAGGAGCGCTACCGCAAGCGCGGCATCGACGTGGACACCCTGGATATCGCCTTCGTCGAAGTAGAAGGAGACTAGCGTGCGCTCGTCGGTAGGTTCGGAGCGGTAGAAGGATTGAGGTGCCATGTTGGCCTCCTTGTGATGCTGTTAGGTTGACTACCAGCGGTAGCTGGCGGCCGGGAGCTAACAACGCTCACAAGGTGGCGCCGGCTGCTTCCCCGAAGGTCTTTTATCCACCGACTCCCGGCCACTGAGTGGCCGAGCATACCGCCTACACTCTCACAATAAAACGTACTTGTTGGGCACGAGCGGGGCCCGGCCCGGACACACTGTGGCCGGGCCGGGTGGGCTCAGGCGAGGGCTTCTTCGGGGACTTGGCCTTGCAAGTAGGCGCCGAGGCGGCGGCCGTCCTTGCGCTTCTTGCGGACCATGCGGATCGCCTGCGGGCGGGGCGCCTTGGCGGGCTGCTCGGCCGGGGCGGGCCGGGCGGCCCAGGCGGCGGACAGCAGCCGGATCATCCGCACATTGTTGATCTGCACCAGCAGCAGCACCCAGATATACATCGCGACCGGGGCGATCTCCTCCCAGCGGATGCGGTGCTCCACCGCGGCGGCCTGCTCAAGATCCGCGATCTCCCGGTTGAGGGCCAGGATATTCTCGCGGGAGTCTTCAATGGCCGGCAGCCAGCCGGTGCGCTCCTTGCTGTTGCCCAGGAAGGTGTTCAGGGCTTTCTGCTCCTGCTCCAGCTCCGCGGTGAGCAGCGCGATCTCGCTGCCGGCGGTCTGGCCGTTGCCCTGGGCCGCCCGGATGTCCTGGTAGATCGGCTTGCCGAGGTGGTACATCGGGCCGGCCAGCAGCATCACGGTGGCCGTCAGGGCCAGGGCGCGCAGCCCCAGGCTCCGGCTCCACCAGAAGCTCAGCGCCACGGCCTCGATCATGATGGCCAGCGCCCAGCCCGCGTGCGGATCAACTTCGTTGGTCCAGAAGGGAATGGCGTGCCACTGGATCAGTACCACGCCGGTGACGAGCTGCAATATCAGAATTGCGGTTTTCATAGCGGTTTCCTCGTGATTTTGTTAATTGCGTCGGTCTTGGTGACTTGTGGTCCGTGTCTGGTTCTGTCCTCTTGGCTCCAAACTGCTTTCCCGGTGCCTTTTCTATCCTATGGTTGACAGTATAGGGCCAACGGGCCTACTATGCAACCGGCAAGAGCAACGAATTCCAACAATCCGACGAACGGTAGGTATATGAAAGACTCAGATCACCATGAAGAGCTCAAGGCAATCGTGGCCGCCCATGGCCTCACTCAGCGCGAGGTCGCGGAGCTGCTCTCACGGGCGACCGGCGATAACCATCCGCCCAGGACGGTGCGCCGGTGGATGAATGCGCGGGGGCTGAAGAACTCCAGGAGCTGCCCCGGCTGGGTGATTTATATCCTCAAGCGCGAGCTGGCGTAGCTCGCAGCGGCTCAGTTCCTGGCTCTCCTCGCCTTGATGAACAGAAGGCCGTGGACATGACCAGCCCCATTGGACAGAATTTTCGCGCGGTACTCGCCGCCGTGCCCGGTCAGAGTGATTTTCCCGTCTGACACGTAGTAGGCCATGTCATGAGCGCGCTCGTCCCTGAAATGTTTATTGACCGCCCACGCCGCCGCCTGAAAGAGGACGGGGTTCTTCTCCTCCAGGGGCGGAGTAAAGTAGAACCCGGGGTCCGAAGTGCTGTTGATGTAAACAGTGACACGGTGCCCGCTATCTGCTCCCGGCTCGCCGGTGTAGTAGCCGAGCAGTTTTTCGGTGGGCGATGGTTTCTTTGGGGCCGTGCTTGTTCCGCCGCCCGAGCCGCTGGGCTTCCTCGCCCCGCCTGTTTGGACATTCTCGATGTTCGTCCACAGCTCGACCGATCCGCGGGCCGTGTGTGCCCGCACTTTGGCTTTCCCCGAGAACAGCTTGGTATCGAGCACTGTGACCGGCGTGCCGGAAGCGGGCACGAGACAGCCGAGGCGCGAAAGGCGGCGGAGGGCCTGCAGGTTCTCGTCTATAAGCGCCTGCAAATACTGGTCGAACAATTCTTCCCGGGTGCACGCGACGTATCCGCCCTTCAAAGATTGTTCAGCCGCAGCGGGCAGGGAAGCCAGGGCAGCCGCGAGCGCGGCCGTGATGGTAAGCCGTTTCATTGTTCTCCTCCTTTCCTCTCCGCCCTCAATTGTAGCGAACCACTCTCACGATTGTCCCTGTTTTCGTAACTGGCTTGCCGAGTAGCTTCCAGGCTACCTAGAAAGGTGAGAACCACGCGGGCTGCTGCCACGGGCTTCGGGGGCCGAAAGGTCACCCGGCTCCCGAAGCCCGACAGGCTTGGGTCACATGAAAACAGCACGGCTGATATGTCTCGATAACCCCCACACCCCGGAAGGGGTGATCCGAATGTTCGCTGACCGCGTGGACGCGCGGATGCTGGCGAAATCGGACAAGCGCGAGAGCGTCGTAACGGTCACCCGGACGGGCACCTTCAGCGACCCGCGCTACGGCACCTTCGAGATCACCCGCCAGATGCTGTCGTCGATGATCGACAACTTCAAAGCGCGCGTCGTCGGCCAGGAAGTATTCGTGGACAAGACGCACGAGCCCGGCGAAGGGGCTGCCGGGACCATCCGCGAGCTATTCCTGAGCGATGGCAAGCTGCGCGCCCGCGTTGAGTGGACGGACTACGGTCTGGAGCTCATCCAGAAGCGCGGCTTCCTCTACCTCTCGGCCGAGTTCCACGAGGACTGGGTCGACAACGAGCAGCAGCAGCACCACGGCCCCACGCTGCTCGGCGCCGCGCTCACGACCCGCCCCGTCATCAAGCACCTCGATCCCATCCAGCTCTCCGAAAAAGCGCTGTGGGAATGCCCGACGTATCTCACCGACCGATTTCAAAAACTTCTCTCCGAGGAGCACGACGCCATGATGAAAGAATTGCTAGAACGGCTGCGAAGGGAGCTCAGCACCGTCAAACTGAACAAAGAGCTGATCAAGCAGCTCGCCGATGCCTTCCAGGCCGCCGGCGAGCAGCTCGACGACAAAGACACCCTCGAAGCGATGCTGGCCGAGTTCGTCAAGACCGGCAAGCAGCTCGCCGAGCAGGTCCAAAGCGCCCAGAACCCGGGCGAGATCAAGCTGTCCATCGACATCCCCGAGGGCGCCGGCAAGAAGGGCGTCGACGAGGAAGCGGTCAAGCGCATCCTGGCCGAGCAGAAAACCGAGGCCGACAAGCAGGCCAAGCAGCTCGCCGAAGCCAAGGACGCCAACGTCAAGACTTTCTCCGAGGCGCTCGACAATGCCGACGGCCTGAAGGACCTGGACGAAGACGTCATGGCGGATCTCAAAAAAGCGAGCGAGCTGATCACCGCCGACATGACCGCCGAGCAGGTCAAGGCGCTGGCCGAGCAGCAGATCGCGCTCGGCAACAAGTTCGCCGCCCAGGGCAAGCTGGCCAGCAAGGGATTCCAAATCCCCGGCGGCGCCAGCGGCTCCGTGCGGGTGCTCAAGGCCGAGGAGGACAAGCACGTCACCGAGCTGCAGGAAACGGTGGACAAGCGCCTGGGCTACTCGGACATGCCGGACTCGCGGCGCTTCTCGCGCATCGGCGGCCAGCTCCAGGCGGAGAACAAGCAGCTTGCCGAGAAGGCGCTGGCCATGTTCGACGCCGAGCACGGCCCGCAGCTCGAGGCGGAGCACAAGATGCTGGCCGGCGGCGACGGCAAGGTCTCGGATGTCGCCGTGCCCTCGATCTTCGAGCGCACCGTCATCCGCGAGGCGCTCTACCAGCTCATCAGCCTGCAGTTCGTTGACAGCGGCACGTACCAGTTCGGTGAATCGGCAACCATCCCGTACTCCTTCCGCGACACCACCGCCGCCGGCAAGGGCGACACCCGGGTCTACGAGGGCGGCGCCATCAAGCGCGCCGGGGTGAAGCAGACCACTGAGCTGGCCTACCCGATCCCGCAGAAGATCGCCTTTGAAGTGAGCGACGAGCTGCGCTACCTGACGCGCGACTCCATGTACAACTGGGACGCCGTCGCCGAGAACACCCGCAACGCGGTGCGGATAGTGGGCGAGGACACCGAGCAGCTCAATTTCAACGCGATCCTCCAGGCGAGCCACGAGTACGGCAAGGTGGATGTCACCGACGAGGACCTCGAGCCCCAGGCCGACGGCACCGACAGGGTGTTCATCCTGGCGAACTTCCCGGTGGTCCGCCCGCGCAAGCTGTTCGACCTGCAGGGCAACCAGATCGGCAACACCTTGAACCCGGTCACGGTCTCCCATGGCGGCAACGAGATCCAGGAGTACGACGGCACCGGCAACCAGGCCGCCGGCACCTACTACGTGCTGGACTACGACCTGGGCGAGATCTATCTCACGGACGAAGCCGGCGCGATACAGACCCCGGCGGACGCCACGGCGTACACCATCAGCTACTCCTATGCGACGAACGTGTACGCCTTCGACACCGACGAAGGCGCCACCGAAACCGCGGTGCACTGGGATCAGTTCCTGTATCGCTTCGGCTTGCGCAAGAACGTGATCGAGGACGACCGCTTTCACCAAGCGAATTTCTCGATCATGTCCGGCAACTACATGACGCAGGTCGAGCAGGCCCGCAAGTTCGCCGCCAACTTCCGCGTGCCCGGGAGCGACCTCAACGCCGACGGCAACCTCGGCCGCATCAAGGACGTGCCCGCCTTCAAGACCACCGCCCCCGGCCTGCGGATCGCGGACCGCTACGCGGTGATCGGGGAGCGGGGCGTGACGCGCTTCCGGATGATGAAGCCCTGGCAGATGTACGAGCTGGAAAACCAAAAGGACTCCAACGGCCGCTTCACCGGGCAGAAGGAGGCCTACGGCGACCAGTTCGTTGTCGTTCACACGCCGACCCAGCTCAAGCGGGCCTACACCTCGATCATGCACTACAGCGCCTCGGCGCGCGTGGCGCGGGTGAGCCCGTAACGGCCGGCTGACGAGATGACCAAAGCGGGGCGGTGAGGGACCGCCGCCCCCATAACGGAGGCAATATTGAGCATTAAACCGATCCACAACGCCGGCGCCACCAACCTGTTCGTGGCCGGCGTCGTCATCCCGCCCGGCGAGACCAAGGTCTTCGAGGAGGCCGACCTCCCGCCGCACCTGCGCGGCGGCAGCGCCGAGCCCGCCCCGGCTCCCGTGCGGCCGGCGGACCCCGTGCTCGAGCTGCTCGACCAGAACGTCGCGGAGATCATCAAGGCCATCGAGGCGCGCGACGAGCAGGGCCGCCCGACCGTTTCCGACGACGACGTGCTGCGCCTCAAGCAGGCCGAGGAAGACGGCAAGACCCGCAAGACGTTGATGAAGGCCATCGACGAGGAATGGGTGCGCCGCGCCGACGAAGCCCAGAACCGCGAGGACCTGGCCGCCTTCGCCGCGAGCCTGCCGGACATGACGGCCGAGCAGCTCGCCGAGCTGAAGACCAAACACCAGGAAGACCCCCAGCGCGTGCAGGCCATCGCCCTGCAGCAGGTGCGCAACCAGGTGCGAGACGCCGTCGAGATGGAAGACGCCGACTCACTGCGCGAGCTGCGCGACAACCTCCCCGGGGACGTCGAAGTGCCCGCCGCGGTCGAGATCATCGACCAAGCGCTCGCCGAGCTGGAGCCCGCCGAATGACGCCGCGCCTGGAGCGCATCCTCCAGGTGGCGGCCTGGGTGAACCTGGTCGGCACGTTGATCGTCGTGTCGCTGATGGGCCTGGCCCGCGACGCCCAGGCCGCGGACGGCGACGCCGGCGGCGCCGGCGCCCTGGTCGCCATGAACCTGTGGCACTTCGCCATCAACATGGTCTACGCGGCCGCCGCGATCGCGGTGCTGTTCGCCGTGCTGCGGCTGCGCGACCGGCTGCTCGAGGTGAAATTCCGTGACAAAGTGGTGCCGCTTATTCATCGCAGCAGCATTGCTGCCGCCATTTATTACGGCGTGTGGGTCCTCGCCGGCGCCCTCATCGTCGCCCGGGCGTTCGCATAATGTTCGCGTTGCCGTTGAGCTCCCGGATCAATACGACGACCAGGTCCGCAAGTGGGCGCACCGCTACCTCGGCCGCGCCTGGCCCTGGCATCGCTACTGGGCGCAGGGGTACCAGGAATCGCTGTTCGATTGCTCGGCTGTCAGCCACGCTGGCGCTCGCGGTTGTTACCAGTTTATGCCTGGCACCTGGCGCGAGGTCAGCGGACAGCTCGGATTCGACCCGGGAACGTCTCCGCACTCTGCCCGACATGCCATCCGGGCAGGCGCGTTTTATGACAGTCGACTTTATTCCGCGTGGACCGCACCTCGACCTGATGAGGATCGAAAGCGTCTTGCTGAAGCGAGCTACAACGCGGGCCTCGGCAGGGTCCTTGACGCTCAGCGTCGAGCGCAGGGTAGTGTCTATTACGCGGATATTGCCCCGGGGCTCCCCGACGAAACTCGAACCTACGTCGCGCGGATACGGCGGTGGTGGCAGCGCAAGGCGCGATGAGGCCCTGGAGATATGAAAAGCAACGCACTGATCCTGATGATCGCCGCCGCCGGCCTGCTGCTCGGCGGCTGCGCCAGCTACGAGCGCATGTACGGCCAGTACGCCGCGCTGCAGGCCCAGGCCTGCGGCTCTCAGCGCCAGCCCATCGTCGAGTTCACCGACAGCGGCGGCAACCCCATCAGTGTCTACGAGCGCGGCACGCCCTGCCGCATCGAAGCGCCGGACAACCCGGGGCGCATCGCCGCTGACGTGACCACCGGCGTCGCCGGGGCGGCGGTCAAGGGCGTGATCGGCTTCAAGGCGCTGGACGAGCTCGGCGGCGTGCTCAAGCGCGGCTACGACCGCGCCGGCAATCAGGTCGGCGGCGATGGCGTGATCGGCAGCGACAACCAGGACATTTTCACGGACAAGACCGCCGACCCGCCCGAGCCCGTCATCGTCGAGCAGCCCGAGCCCGTCATCGTCGAGCAGCC